CTATTATTTTTGGCAAGATAATCAAAAGAGTTAATATGAAGAACACAAGCTTTTGCTGCTCCGGACTCATATTGGCAAACCAATTCGCTATTGTTGTGAGTATTGGTATTATCGTTGTCTGCGCTATCTCAATTAAATCGAGTATTACAGGGAGCAGTGCGACTACCAATTCTGCGGACGCTGCGGAAATCTGTTGTTTGCAATTGTCCAGTTGGTCGGATATTAGACCTGCCTGCTCCGCCGCCTCGCTTGAAATAATCCCGCTTTTGGCAAGCTCCGTGTTGTACGCCGCTATTTCTTCCTTTGTAAGCGCGGCAACATTTGCCACATTGAGACCGTTATCGCCAAACAGTATGCTGGACATGCTTGCCCTTTCCGTTTCATCCGACAATCTAGACAGTGCCGACACGATATCACTGTAAACTTCAGCCGCACCCCTTGTCTTCCCGCTTGCGTCAACGGTAGCTACCCCTAATCTGTTAAGCGTCTCTATATAGGCAGTTCCCCGACCTTTGGCTATGCTTGCCATTATTGAGTTTAAAGAAGATAGGGCTTTATCATAGTTTTTTGCGTCATCTGTGGCTTTGGCATATAGGTTTCTCTGTATCTGCAGTTGTTCGGCTGATATGCTGTATTTTTTTGCCGCATCATCCAGCTCATCACCTACGTTAATAAAAGCGACAGCGGCCGCCGTAAGTGTGCCAAGCAGCGCAAGCGCAACACGGGAAACCTTTTGAGCGGCACTTTGTACTTTACCAAGTGTATTGGTTAAGTTATCAAAGCTTTTTACTGTTTGGTCTACCTTTAACTTCTGCGTCTTGGCTATTTCATTATTTAAACTTTTCAGTTCGTTTTCTGCCTTTATTACAGATAACTCTATTTTCTTATATTCTGATGCAGAAATATCACCCTTCTGAAATGCCTTGTTCGCTTCGTCCTGTTTCTGCTTTAACAGAGCTACCTTTTGGGCGGCTGTTCCTACGGCAGTCTGGAGCGATTGCATCTTCTGCCCCGCGGCTTCGATATTTTTACTATCAAGCTTTAATGCTTTATCAAGCTCCTTAGTTTCGTTTGCCGATTCCTTTAATGTTCTATTTAAAGCTTTGACCTTTTGGTCTATCTCCTCAAGCGAACGGCTTATCTCAACTGCCACTCTTTATCACCTCCGAAGGGCATAAAAAAAGCAAGTATATTTTCCATACTTGCTTAATACTGTTTTATATTAGATTTTTATAATCTTGTCTTCCGTCGATTACCCTGTAAATGATTATTTCATTGTTTTCTTGAAATATCTTATAGAATACAAGGTGTTTTTCAACTATTAGCACTCTATATTTCTGGAGTTTCAATGTCCTGTATCTGGGAACGCAGCCTATTTCAGGAAAATCCGCCAGCTGCATAATAGCATTCTCAAGTACTTCTAAGTACTTTATTGCAATATCAATACTTTGGCTATCTTCTGCGATATAATTAATGATTGCATGAATATCTTCATCTGCTTTATCGGTTCTAAGTATGGAATAACTCATATTATTTCCTTTCAAGCAAACTCTTACGCAAGTCATTAAAAGTATCTTTCATCGAAGATACTCTGCCCGTCTGAACATCATCTTCAGCTTCAGCCAGCATTTTTAACAGCTCTACCTCTGCTTTCATCTGCTTATATTCAGCCATGCTTAATAGAACTGTGTCTCCTCTACCGTTTACTGTAATATATACAGGCTCCTTAGTATCCTTACACAGTTTTGCTATTTCGTTGTATTTGTTTCTTAAATCCGCAGAAGGTCTGATATTTTCCATGATGAGCCTCCTTCCTTAATATATGCAAATTATATCACTTTTTGACTATGTTGTCAATATCTGTTTTTCCTCAAACCTTTTTGCCGCCCTGTCATCCAAACCTTTAAGTTTATGTATTGCCTTTGTTATATGTTTTTTAGGCTTAACATTAGAAGTGCCATAATTTAATATATTTGCTATCTTTGCGTATGGTGTTCCGTCCGGGGCATTGCCTTCGTATTCAATTCTATGGCCGTATCTTTTTGGTGTATCGATTACCGTTCTTTTTAGTGAGTTCTTTAAACCTCCTGTCTTTTCGGGAGTACCTGCCTTTATCTCATCAAATACGGCATTGGCTTCCAAATCGATCTGCTCTTTTAAGGCAACTATTGCCATGTCGCTGAATTCTTCTATCCTTTCAAAGAATTCAGAAAGCTGTTTTGTAATTCCGTCCATTGATTACCTCCTCATTTTCCCTTTCACAGTCATTTCGGCAATGTCCATAGGCGCATATTTTCTTATGCTTTTACCGTTAATGCCATCTATCACAGCACTGTCGATTTCTGCTGAGTAGCTAAGCAAATCAAACAGAACATTAAGCCCCATATCCTCAAGTTTTACTGAAATACCGGTCTTTATTGCCGCGTATAACATTTGTGATGTGAAATCTGTTTCTATATGAATACAGCTATCTCCGGCTCTTATCTTTTTTTTTGAGAGATAAACAGCGAGAGGAATTCTGTCAGCTCCGTTATGATCTCACCGTCTGTTATAAAGTACGGGGGTATCTCTGTTATGATTGACACTATATCCGGTTTTTCAGGATACCTTGCCGTAGCTATGAGCGCCGATAAAAAGTTTATTATAAACTCCGAGTCAAACTTGTATTCTCCCGCAGCGTTTATGATCTTTTCCCTCGTCTCCCTGTCAAGCGCGTTTATATCCTCCGCTGTCTTAACAGTTACCCCTTTTATTCCGTCGACATTTGCGTTCGCTCTTGCAAATGCGACAATATCGCTTAACAGATCCCGTCCAAAGTAACTTTTGTAGATTATGAACGTCAACGCATTGCCAACAAGTTTTATCTCCCTGCCTTCATCCGTTTTCAGGGTTTTAACTAATCCGAACATGCTCTACACCTCACTGTCGGGAATATATATTTCATCCTGAACAGTTGCCCAGATATCGGAGTTTATCCTGCTGTTGAGAATGGTATAGGTTGCCTGCTGCTCTTTACCCATTGCGTCGGTATAGGTATAGGGCGATATTTTCACGTTGAGCGTCAGATCCCTTATAGTCTTTCCGTCAAAGCTTACCGTTGAAAGCGACGGCAATGAAAAGCTCGCTTTGTATACGGTAAACATGCTTTCCGATCCATCCCCAACCATGCTGTAAAAACCAAAAGCTACTTGTTTTGGCTTCTCACCTTTTCCCGAAACAACCACCGCGCCGTTCCTATCCGCTTTTACATTAAAGAACTTACTGTACACCGAGTATGGCAGTACCGCAAATTTGACTGTGCCTTCTCCCGTAACTGCGCTTGCGAGCGAAATAAAGTCCGGGATATCGTCGGCCGGTATATCGGTTATTTCCTGCGAAAAATCCAGTTTTACTTCTATCAGCCCTTCGTGATAGGTCTTTTCACCGTATTTACCGTCAGGGTACAGCTCCGCTGCAAAGAATTTGCGGTTACCAGCCTCATATAATTGTGATATATCCAATGTTTCCGGCATATCTTCCTCCTTAATTAAAATAAGCCTTGCTTACAATCAGTATCAGATGATACAATTTTGTATCCGACTCAAATGTGTCCTCTTTCATATCCACCTCGAAAAGCCTTTCATTAAGCTTTTCCTCTAAAATCGCTATTGTGCTTTTTAGTTTCTTGCTTTCAAAGCTGTTTACGCTGAAGATATCTATCTGACAGAAGAATTCCCTGGCAATTACAACATCGTCCGCGCGGCATAGGTCTGTGCTGTCGATTGTTTCAAATATTATATAATTGCCGATTTGTCCGTTCCTTGCTTTGTTGTAATAATACACAAATTTCTCTTCGGGTATTTCCTGCACTGCAAGCCCGTCTACAAAGCCAAGGCTTTCAAACAACTCGATAAGCTCTTTTTTCCCTCTTTCCCTTGCTCTACTATTCGTCATATTCATCATAGACCGCCGTTTCGGCAACAATACGCTTGGCGCTTAATGTTAGATCCCTCGCATAATACTCAAACCCATCAACGCTCTCTATCAGGAAAGTCTCCCCCTTAAACTCCAGATACTGTCCCGCTTTGATTTTTTTATTGTAATTAACCTTGAAAATCGTCGAAAGCTGCGCTCCCGCGGCTTTTGCCGCAAATTTTTCACGCTCGGACATTTCACGTATATACGCCCACAAGCCGATTTTGGGATGAATGTATCTCCTTTCTTTTATCTCATTTCCTTGCGTATCCCTTTTAGATATGATTTCATATATGAAAATCCTTTTATCTTTAATCTCACTCATCAGAACTCTGCCTTCCTTATATCCGACAACATAATGGCGACATTTTTTTCTACCTCAGTCATTTTGAACTCCTGATCATCTCTATGAAAATATAACTGCCACACAATATACATTATCGCCGTTTTAATAACAGGCGGATCGTCTTCGCTCAGAGCGCGCCTTAATACTTTTTCAATCGTATGCACTGCGGTATCAAGGAAAACGGAGAGGATCTTGTCGTAATCCTCCCCGTCTATTCCAAGATAGGTTTTTATTTCTCCTATGGTAACTTGAATCATTGCGTATATCTCGGCTCATATAGAACAGCTATAATGCTTCCGGGCACGGTGGAATTTGCCACGGCCGTGACGTTAATATTTACCCTGTCAAATCCGTATTTGGCAAGGTCATCTGCAGTTATCCTGTATACGGCATATCCACACTCGCCTTCGGTACCGCCTATGTTTAAAGCGTCACCGGTCGCCGCAATATCTGTAAAAACTGTTCTGCCCGTTCCCTTTAACTTAAACGGCAAAGCCGCCGCTGTTCCACTTGTTCCCAGCTTGCCCTTTATCGTTACTGTGACATCCGCGGCCGTACCAGCTCCGGTTGAAATGATAAAGTCGATGTACTTATAGTTGTTAAGCTCGACATAAGCAGTCGCGATTGCCGAGCCGAATATCGCTCCCGGCTCAACCAACACCTGTATTTTGGATATCGTATTCTGAGTCATATGCGCGCCCTCCTTTAAGCGTTTCTCTTGGCGAGCGTCACAAACGGGCTCACCGTCGCGCTGCCTTTGTACGGGCTCAAAGGCTTATTCCATATCGGTTGGCCGTCAACCCTGTAGATAAACCTGAATACCTGCTCGTCGTAGAGGAACCTTACGTGTATTGAGCTTGCCTGGTTTATTCCGCCCTTGTCAATTAGCAGGTATTGGCTCATATCGGCGAGTATTATGTCACCCAGCTCTCCCGCCGCACTGCACTGCTCCAAAGGAATAACGGGCCTGCCGAATAGCGTGGCGTAAGGTTTTTCGGATAATCCGCCGGCCGGAATGTACGCAGGCTTGTCTCCTATGGTAAGCGTGTACAGATAAGGCTCTAGCTCTTGGTTGATGTACCAGAACGCGTTCGCCCTC